GTTAAAAACCGATGGAAATGAAAAGTCAGACCACAATATATAGTGGGTGGGTATCGGATTTTACCGGTAAAACACCAAGGTATACCACAATATCTTGTGGTTGGGGTATAATTACTATGTTAAAAGATAAGATTGTAAAACTTCCATATTTGGCTTATAACGAACGATTTACTGGAAAAGGATATATTACCCCACTTCAGGGGTTTTCGTGGCTTGTTGGGCTTGTTTGGGCGGTTAAAAAAGGTATTACAAAGTTAGTGGGGTTTCCAAAAGGGACTCCATTGAGACATAGGGGGGCGAACCCCCCGGGGGGGCGTGAATATATTATTAAAGCCCCATCCGGAACGCCAGCAAATTTCAACTATTTTGAAAAAGTAAAGTAAAAAATGGCAAAAGCAAGTAAAAACAGCAATAAAGACACCAAAAGTAAGAAAGCAATAAGCAAAGCCGAGGCGATAAAGAAGCTTCGCAAGTTATGGATAGAAGATATTGGGGTATTTGTAGAGGATATATTAGGGCATTATTTAACGCACAAAAGCCCTAAGTTTCACGAAGAGATATATAAGATACTGAGTAATAGCAACAGGGTAGTGGTAGCGGCGCCTAGGGGGTTTGCCAAGAGTATGTTGTGCAGTGTATTTTATGTTATACACGAGGCTGCATTTGGGTTAAAGAGGGATATAACGATAATATCGGCGTCTGAGGGGTTGGCGGTGGAGTGGGTTAGGAAGATAAGGCGTGAATTGGAGGCAAATCCTGTAATATTGAAGTTTTTTGGGGATTTAAGGAGTGATAAATGGACGGAATCGCATTTAATATTAAAGAATGGGGTAAATATTAGGGCAAAGGGTGCAGGGGCTCAGATAAGGGGTTTCAGGCCTGATTTAATAATACTTGATGATATAGAGACAGATGAGAGCGTAATAAGTGAAGAGCAGAGGAATAAATTAAGGGACTGGATATTCCGGGCGTGTTTGAATACTTTGCTTCCGCACGGGCAATTTATAATGATAGGGACAATAATTTCGCAGTTAAGCATATTGCAGGAGATACTGGACACGGACAATGGCTGGGAGAAGAGAGTTTATCAAGCATATATTGGGGGGGAGCAGGCTGAGGGCAAGGAATTATGGCCGCAGTTATGGCCTCATAAGAAGTTACAGCAGAGGAAGGCTGAGATAGGCAGTTTTGCGTTTTCGTCAGAATATATGAACAATCCTATAAGCAACGAGACAGCGCCTATAAAGCCGTACCAGATACGGTATTGGGAAGAATTGCCGAAACAGTATTCTGCGGTAATAGCCGTAGACCCTGCGTATTCTGATGATGAGAGGGCTGATTACAAGGTTGCTGTGTTGGTAGGTATAGACAATAACGGGAACAGGTATTTAATAAACTATTTAAGGACACACAGGCCTACAGGGGAGTTTATAGACGGGATACTTAATATGTATTTGCAGAATAAGGGCGTGATAACAGGCGTAGGGATACCTAATTCAGGAGTTGAGAAGGAGTTTTTTAAGTCTGCGCAAAGAAAGGCTGAGGAAAGAAGGGTTTATCCTCCGTTTGTAGAGGTTAAAAACGCTTTTACTGATTCAACCGGGGTTACGCACAGGAAGAAAATATCACGGATAATAGCGGCATTGCAGCCTTTGTTTGAGGCCGGTAAGTATTACATTCATAAAAACCATACAGAAGCTAAGGAAGAATTGTTAAGTTTAGGCGCTGCGAAACACGAAGATTTGGCTGACGCTTTAACTTATGCTGAAAGTATAATACAGCCTGTATATTTTGAGCCTAAAGAAGAAAATATCGGCAGGTATGGCGAACTTTTGCCTGAAGAACAGCCGAGTTTAGTTTATAACTATGGATATTAGACAAGGAGTAGCCAATGGCATTTAAATACTATCAGGAACAGCCTCAACCAGCAAATACTTTGGTTTCAGAAAAAGACGAACTTGCCAGCAAGGTAAGGGCTTGGAAACAGCAGTCCGAGGGGTTTGTGTCAACTTGGAGGAGTAACCAGGTAAAATGGCATAAACTCCGTATGCGGATAAAGAAAAAGAAAACATTTCCATTTCCTGGATGCTCAAATATAAGGCTTCCTACCTTAGACACTAAGATTAAAAAAGTAAAGTCAGGGCTGGTAAATGTTATATTCGGCGTTCGGCCGATAGTTCAGGTTGTTCCGTCTCCTTCAGGTAACTGGCAGTCTGCTATGAAAATAGAAAAATTCTTAGACCACTTAATACTTGATGTTATGCGGTTTAAGCAGAAGGCTATAATAAGCATAGACAGGATGCTTGAGAAAGGGTTTTATTTATTAAAGCCTTATTGGAGACTTGAAACTACTACACGCATAGAAACAATAAATTTAAAAGAATTAAACCTGCAGGAAGTTTTATGGATATACGACCCTGACAGGCAGCCTGAGGAGTTAGTCCAGGCTATGGCTGAAAGGCTGCAGGCTGATTTAAGCCCTATGGCTGCTAAGGATAACATTTCAAACCTTACAGAGGCCGCTGAGAAGATACTTAATGGTGAAACTTCTATAACAGTAGAACTGCAGGATGTTTTATATAATTTCCCGGATGTGGCTTTATGCCAGCCTGAAAAAGTTTATGTTCCTACATACACAGGATATAACCCGCAGAGCGCAAGATATATTATACACGAGTTTTTTATCTCTGCCGAGGAACTGAAGGCTAACGCAAAAAGCAAAGGTTGGGATAAGAACGCTGTTGAAAGTGTTTTGTATAAAAAAGAAGTTAGCTTGCAGGATAAACAGATAGAAATCACCAAAGACGAAAGGGAAGGCATAGAAAGGCTGCAGGGGGAAGGTTTGGTAAAGATATGGGAGTGCTATTGCTGGTATGATTTAAATAACGACGGGATAAAAGAAAAATGCGTTGTAACAGTAGCGGCGGATTTTGACAAAGTGTTGCGAAAAATTACCCTTCCATTTTATTCCGGAAAATTCCCGTTTGTTAAACTTTTCTATGAACTTACTGACGATAGATGGTTTTCGCATAGAGGAATACCTGAACTTATTGAAGATATAGTTAAAGAAATAGATATTCAGCATATGCAGAAGATAGATTACGGAACTATGACAAACGCTCCTATGTATATCTTTAGGGCTGGGCAGATAAACAAAAACGCTATGCAGTTTGTATTCGGGCAGGGAATACCTGTTCACGGTATGCAGCAGCTTGACGATATATTGAAACCTTTGCAGCAGCATAATTCTAACATTGATTTTTCTTATGAACGGGAACAGATGATGCTTGAGACAAAGATAGAAGAACTTATAGGGCAGATAGATTTTACTTTGCAGTCAATGATAAATAAGCGCCAGCCGAGAACATTAGGCGAGGTGCAAATGCAGTGGCAGAACCAGCAAATGGTATTTTCTCTTGACAGCGACATTGTAAGAACACAGTTTGAGGAGTTATTTAACTGGATATGGAATTTATGGTGTCAGTATGGCGATGACGAATACGAGTTTGCCTATTTCGGCAGGGAAGGGTGGGAAAAGATAAAGCTTTCAAGAGAAGAAGTCCAAGGCAAATATAAAATAACAGTAAGAGGCAACGACCAGAATACTAATCCGCAGTTAAGGATACAGAAAGCCCAAATGATACTTATGGCTCAGCAGAATCAGGTAGCAATTCAGGCAGGGGTAATAACTCCGCAGAATTTGGCTAATGCTTACAAGAGGCTATATCAGGAATTGGATATACCTAACTGGGAAGAGCTTGTTACAATGCCACAACCTCAGCCTCCTAAGACAGCTCCGATATTTAGGCCGAGGTTTAAGGACTTGACAGACGCAGAAAAAGCCCAGATACTTGCTCAGCTTGGAATACAGCCTGATATACAGGGCAGGGCTTTGGAGAAAGAAAAAGAATTGCAAGGGGAAGATTTAGACCAGTTGGCAAAAGTGGCTGATATGATAGGAGGTGCTGGAATTGGCGGAGAATAATTACAGAGACGAACTTGTAAAAAGAATAGCGGATTGCCAAATTGTTATATCCGATTTAGAGAAATCTCCTGCCTGGGCTGTTGTGGTTAGCGATATGCAGAGGCAGAGGGAACTTCTTGATAATACTTGGCAGGATATAATTGACGAGAAGAAATTACAGAAAGCCAGAGAGTTAAAACTTGCTGTTATGCATATTTTAAGTTTAAAGAACAAGTATGCAGAGGAACTTGCTTCTTTGCAAAAACAGCTTGAGGAAAATGATAATCCAGAGGAAATTGTTTCTAAGGATTATGATAATGAAACTATAACCGAGGAGGGTTGATATGGCTATAAGCAAAGAGCTTATTAAAAAGCAGGCAAGCAAAAAGAAATGGATTCAATCTGCGATAGGTAAGAAAGGTGCTTTGCATAGGCAGTTAGGAATACCTGAGGATAAAAAAATTCCTGTTAGCAAACTTCTCAGCATAAAAAGCAAACTTTCTAAGAAAGCAAAAGGCGACAAGAAACTTACAGCGTCAGAACTTAAGTTGTTAAGAAGGGTAAACTTAGCGTTAAAGTTAAGGAGTTATTAAATGCCAGCTGTATCTGAAAAACAAAGACGGCTTTTTGCTGCGGCTTATTCCGCTAAGAAGTCTGGTAAGCCTAAGCCAAAGTATGTTCCTGATTCTATATGGAAACTTCCGCTTAGTAAACTTGAGGAATTTATGGTTAAGAAAAAGGTGTTCAAGAGAAAAGTTGACCGCAGTATGCACGATTATGGGGAGATAAATTACTCTAAGAAAATAATAAGAGTTAACCCGAGAAAAGGCGATTTGCTTAATACAATAATACACGAAGAACTTCATAGACAATACCCTAATAAGCCTGAGGCTTGGATTAAAAAGAAATCAAAAAAGAAAGAAGCTAATCTTACAATATCACAAGCAATAGGGATTATGAAGCGGTATATGAAGCAAAGGAGGAAGAATGCCAACTGATACTACGGTAAATACAGCAGAAGCAAATTATTTATTACCTAAAGATTTTCTGCTTAATTTCTATGCTGCAATACAAGGAGAAGCAGAGGGGCAAGATAAAGAACTTAAAAAACTATTTGCCAGTGCTTATCTTAACAGAATAGGCAAAAAAGAATGGGCTGATTCTGATTTAAATACATTGCTTGTTAATACTTTTGACGCTGCTAAATTGCAGAACAATCCTTATAGATGGGCTTTGTCTGGGAATTTTCCCAATAAAATATCAGAAGATGATTTTAAAGAAACAATAGCGGCAATAGCCCCGATTATAAAAAGTGGCAAGATACCTTATGATGTAGAGTTTGTTATGACTAAAAAACGGTATAAACAAATAAAGAAAATGTCTAAATCAAAAAGGCCGTTAAATTTGGATTTACTTAAGCCTACTGTTGAAGTAGGAGATTTCATAGGGCTTAAGTATAAATAAATTTTCCCAACCTGAGGGTTAGAAGGAGGAGGTTTCGTATGGGTATTGAAGAACAAGGCGTAAAACCGGAAGAGCAGGAATCGCCGACTGCTCAGCAAGAGGGTGTAAACGAAATTCCTGCAGACACCCAGCAGGAGGGTAACGCTAATATTCCAGAACAGGGGCAAACCCAAGAGCAACCCTTTCTTGAGGGGGGTAATCCTCAAGTAGAAGAAGTTGATGAAATGGGTGTGCCTTACAAAAACAGATTTATGGAATATAAGCGTAAGTATGAAGAGCTTAATCAGAAGGTGCAGACTTTGGAGCAGCAGCTTTCTCAACCGCAGACAGCACAGCAGAGGAAATACACTATCCAGGAGTTGGAGGCTTACGCCCAGGCTAATCCTGAGTTCAGACCTTGGGTTGAGGAGGAGAAGGCAAAAATCCTGAAAGAGGAATTGCTTAAGGCTACCGAAGAAAAAGTTAAGCAAGCGGAGGCTCAAAGAGCCGCTGAGATTAAAAGGCAGCAGGCTTTGCAGTATGTAATAAACAATTACCCTGACGCATTCAAAAAGAGTGCTGATGGAAAGATTGTTGATTGGAATCCTGCGCATCCGCTTACTAAACAAATCGGTATCTTAATGCAAGACCCAAGATTTGCCAATGACCCTGAAGGGTTAATAGCCGCAGCAGATATTGCTTATGCAAGGTATATGCGGCAGCAGACTCCGAAAATCCAGGCTCAAATAAAGCAAGTATCTATGGAGAACAAACAACTTCAGAAAAAGACTTTAGTTGAAGGCGGAAGTGCCCAGCCTCAGGAAAGTGCAACTCCTGTGCGTAAGACGATTGAGAAAGTTCGCCAAACAGGAAGCATCAAAGACGCTTCTCAGGCTATGAAGGAAATCTTCAAAGCAAAAGGCGTCTTAGAAGAATAAACACTCTAAGGGGGTGAGACACAATGGCACAGGCCTACACTTACGATGATGGAGCATTGCGTGAGGATTTATTGGATGTGCTTACTAACCTATCCCCTACTGAAACTCAGTTAGTCAGCGGATTAGGAACAAGCACAGCCAATAGCATTCTGCACGAATGGCTTACCGACACTTTAGGGAGTGTAAAGACAAATGCCTATGTAGAAGGCGTTGACGCTTCTTATCCGGCGTTAACAGACCCTACAAGGTTGTTTAACTACACTCAGATTTTTAGACAGGGGTATCAGGTTTCTGATACTGAAAGAGCAGTTAATACCGCAGCTTTCAATGATAGGTTTGCTTATGAGGCGACCAAAGCATTGAAAATGCTCAAGAACGATATGGAATACGCTGTTATGCGTGGTTCATTAGCTTGCGCATCTGGTTCTGCGGCAAGAATGCTCAAAGGTATCAAAAACTGGCTGTCTCTTGTAACTTCTCAGTCCGGCGTCAGTTTGTCTGAGGAAATTCTCAATGATTACCTTGAGAATGTTTGGAACAATGGAACAGAAGTTAACGCAATCTATGGCGGTATGTATATGAAACGGAAGATTTCCGGTTTCACTGCTGGGGCAACTAAGCAGGTCAGCATTACAGACCGCAGGTTGGTTAACGCTGTTGACATTTACGAGGCAGACGCCGCAAGAATGGTTAAACTTTTCGCCCATAGGTATGTTACTGTATCTGGCGATACCAACTATGATTTGGTTGGTATAAACGAGGATTTGTTCAAGATTGCTTATCTTCGTAAGCCATTTACAAGGGAGCTTGCCAAAACAGGCGATTCCACTAAGGGCGAGGTTATTACCGAAGCCACTTTGGAATGTTTACACCAATCTGGCGGTTTTTGGGCTCAGAAACATCTGTAAACCAAACTCAAGGGGGTGTTATGGTTAAAAAGAAGAAA